TGGCAGAAGGTTTAAGTGTCAAAGACCGTCGTGGTTACTTTTGGGTACAAAACCCTGTATCCAAGTTCTGGTACTCATTACGGTCTGACAAGGATCGCTTTAGTACTCTTAACCAAGGCACAGGTGTCTATTGTTTTGACACTTGGGTTTATAATTGTCGTCTTCGTGGTCTAAAGACTATAGGTCAGTTCCACGATGAGGTAATCGTTTTAGTAAAGGAAGGATATGAAGATTGGGCTAAGACACAGATGGAAATAGCTATCAACAAAACTAACGAACACATCCAGCTAAACGTGGATTTAGGTATAGATGTGCAATTTGGCAACACCTACGCAGAAATACACTAAAGCCAGGATTAATTATCCAAAAGTGGTTAACTTTTCTACTTTTGGGTGCATACTTAATAATACGACCCTAACAAAAGGATACCCGATATGGCAGTTTATGATATGGAAATGGTACTAGAGTGGGCAAAAGTTTTCCCAGAGAATGCAGACATGGGAGACCCCAACGGTAACCGTACACAAAAGTTTGTTGCAGAAAAAGGTGGTCAGTTTAGTGTTAACGCATACTTCACCGACGAAGCTCAGATTGACAAACTCCTTGAGGAAGGACTTGACCCAAACCCTATGAACAAAGATCGAATCCTCATTGGTAATGAGATCTACGGTATTGGCAAGTACATGAAACTGAAACGTCTGATTAAAGACGAGAAGACCTTCACAGACCGTAACGGAAAAAAGTTTACAAAAGATTATGGTGGTACACCTAACGTAGTAGACCTACGGGAAGGTATCGAGAACAAACGTCGCTGGTCTTATGATAAAGATGGTGTGTTAATTAACGGTACTCTAGCCCGTGTACAGTTTGAGACTTATTCTAATGGCTCTGGAGTACGGCTACTTAACCTTGGCATACTTGAGTTAGCCGAAGCTGCTGATTTTACTGTAGGTAGCAATTCCCCAGCTTGGTCAGTGGAGGACTAAATGCCTAAGTACACTCTTATATCAGAGTACAAGCTAGAGTCGGATGGTTATGAAGAAAAACGAACTCTGGAGGTCACCACCAACGGTGGCCTTGCTGAGATGACATCCGTCTTCTATAACTTCCTACAAGTAGATGGTTTCTCTGATGCCGATTCTGTTGACATCCGAAGGACTAACGGAAATGTAGTACGAGGTGATCTCTTTTGACTAAAGCCCTTATTGATGGTGATGTAATAACCTACCGTGCAGCTTGGGCCACAGAGAAAGACTTTGAAGAGGCAGCGGGTAAGTACATAGACGACCTAATGGGAGTCATACTATCAGAAACCTGCCTGTTTATAGATGACAGTAGTTATGAGGTATTCCTGACACCAAAAAGCAGAGGCAGTACGCCAAACTTTAGGGACCAGATCTACGATGCCTACAAAGCTAATCGTAAGGACAAACCAAAGCCAAGGCATCTAAGTTTCTGTCGGGACTACCTGATAATTAACTACAATGCTATAGAGAGTTTTGGTGCAGAGGCCGATGATTATATAGCTACTAGGGCTACAGAGCTTGGAGAGGATGCAATCATTGTATCGGTCGATAAAGACTTTCTCCAAGTACCCTGTACGTTCTACAACTTTGTCAAAGGTGAGTTCACTAGAGTTACACCAGAGCAAGGTATGCAGTTCTTCTATAAACAGATCCTGACTGGTGACACTGTGGACAACATTAAAGGAGTCAGTGGAATCGGACCTGTGAAAGCAGATAAGATCCTCAAAGGTGCTGAGTCAGAGTTGGAACTGTGGAAACGATGCCTAGAGGCCTACGATGGTAATAGGGATGCTGCAGTACTGAATGCTAGGTTAGTATGGTTACAACGAGAGAAAGGCCAAGTATGGAAGCCACCCGACAGGCGATAAAACATGGCTACAGATCTGGTCTAGAAAAAGGTGTAGCATCTGACCTAGAGAAGCGGGGTGTAAGTTATGAGTACGAAACCAAGAGAATAACCTACGAGGTTTTAGAAGTACGGACTTACACCCCCGATTTTATACTCCCTAACGGGGTTATAGTAGAGACAAAAGGACGCTTTGTAACAGCCGATAGAAAGAAGCACCTACTGATACAGAAACAGTATCCAAACTACGATATTAGATTTGTGTTTCAGAATCCCCGTGCCAAACTTTATAAAGGCTCTAAGACAACCTATGCTCAGTGGTGTGACAAACACGGTTTCACTTGGGCAGAGAAAAGGATACCCGACGAATGGCTAAAACAGCAATAGTCTTTAGTTGCGCACATGCAGACCCCTCAGTAACAAACGAACGTTTTGATTGGCTAGGGCAACTAATCTACGACATCAACCCAAACTACATCATTGACTTAGGTGATGGTGCAGACATGAGATCCCTTAACACCTTTGACGGTCGTTACCCAGAAGCTATCGTAAGTCAGAGTTATGAAGCTGACATCGACAACTACAACGAAGCAATGGAACGACTCCGACGACCCTCTCAAGCACGTAAGTATAAACGACCGTATTGGATTGGCTTTGAAGGTAACCACGAGAACCGAATTAAGAAAGCTATTAAACACGACCCAAGGCTCGGTGGAGAAAAGTATGGGATTTCCTTTAAGCATCTTCAAACAGACCACTGGTTCGACGAATACCACGAGTACAAGAATAACGCCCCCTCAGTCGCTGATTATGATGGTGTATCGTATGCTCACTTCTTTAGTTCTGGTAACTTTGGGTCAGCTATGTCTGGTATTCATCACGCTTACACCTTACTACAAAACAGGAATCATAGTTCTACTTGTGGTCACAGTCACAAACGTGGTATTTATTTCAAAGATGGTGCGCACCCTAATGGTCTGGTTGGCCTTGTCGCAGGGTGTTTCAAAGGATCAGATGAAGATTGGGCAGGGCAAGCTAACAATGACTGGTGGAAAGGTGTAGTAGTTAAGCGTGAGATTGATAACGGGGTGTATGAGCCAGAGTTTATATCCCTTAAAAGATTGCGTGAAGTTTATGGGACATGAGCTTGAGTTATACTTACGGACCTTGGAAACCGTTAGGTCTGCTAAAACCGTAGAAGAACTTAGGTCATTCTGCATACAGTTCTTACTTATGATGGCCTCAACAGACTTGATACAATCTGACTTTGACTGGTTAATAGGGTATACTTTCGGGCCAGACACAGACCAAACTATACATTAGGATATGACATGATTAATGAAACAGACTTGGAAGCATGGGAATACTACAATGAGCTATTCAGAAATAAGCCTATGAGCCTAAATGAATACCAGAAACTGGCTCAGAAGACTGCTATCTACAAAAGCACACACTCTGTGTTGTACCCTGCACTAGGACTAGCAGGTGAAGCAGGTGAGGTAGCTAATAAAGTCAAGAAGATGTTACGTGATGGTAACTTTGATCGACAAGCAGTAGCAGATGAAGTTGGTGATGTGCTGTGGTATGTTGCAGCTTTGTGCAGTGACTTGAATGTAGACCTTAACGACCTAGCACTAAGAAATCTAGAAAAGCTATACGGACGCAAAGCTCGTGGAACACTGGGCGGGAATGGAGATAAACGATAATGAATTGGGTAAGCAGATTTATACGTTATGTAGCTACGTGGCGTAAACATCGTAATGTGATTAAAGAGCTTAATCGCCTAACGGACAAAGAACTACAAGATATTGGTATTAGTCGGTGGGACATTGACCGATTGGTGTGGCTAGAAGAAGATAAAACATTACGAGGACGTGGCAAAGATGGCAAATAACTACCTACCAACAGACTACCAAGCATTCATTCATACCTCTCGGTATGCCCGTTGGTTAGAGTCAGAAGGTCGTCGTGAGAGTTGGTCAGAGACAGTCGGACGGTACATGGACAATGTTGTACGACCAAAGATTGGTAATGACACATATGTAAATAGTATTGAACAGGCTATCTTGAACCTAGAGGTCATGCCCTCGATGCGAGCAGTAATGACCGCAGGTCCAGCACTAGACCGTGACAACACTGCAGGGTATAACTGTTCTTACCTACCTGTAGATGACCCTAAGTCATTTGATGAAGCCATGTTTATCTTGTTGTGTGGTACAGGCGTTGGGTTCTCTGTTGAACGCCAGTTCGTATCTAAACTGCCAGAAGTACCTACACTGTTTAAGAGTGACACTACAGTCGTTGTTAAGGATAGTAAAGAGGGTTGGGCTAAAGCACTACGACAAGTAATTGCATTGCTCTATAGTGGTGAGATCCCTAAATGGGACACCTCTGCTGTACGTCCTGCAGGTGCTAGACTAAAGACTTTTGGTGGTCGTGCTAGTGGTCCTGCACCTTTGATTGACTTGTTTAACTTTGTTACTCGTGTCTTTGCAGAAGCTCAGGGTCGTAAGCTGTCGTCTATCGAATGTCACGACATTATGTGTAAGATTGGTGAAGTAGTTGTTGTAGGTGGTGTACGTCGTTCAGCTATGATTAGTTTGTCTAACCTGTCAGATGATCGTATGCGTCATGCTAAATCAGGTGACTGGTGGACTAACAACCCACAACGTGCCTTGGCTAACAACTCTGTAAGCTACACAGAAAAGCCTGATAGTTTGTCGTTTATGCGTGAGTGGATGGCCTTAGTGGAGTCAGGTTCAGGTGAACGTGGTATCTTTAACCGTCAGGCATCTGTAGTACAAGCATCTAAGAATGGAAGACGTGATGCATCCTATGAATTTGGAACGAACCCTTGCTCGGAAATCATCCTCAGACCATACCAATTCTGCAACCTCACCGAGGTGGTCGTCCGTGCTACAGACAATATTGACGATC